TGTAGGGGGGTGCGATAACCAAGTCCGTGAAAATGTTATAAACTGGTCTTGAATAATCTTACGGTTACCTTACGGAAGAGATCTTTGGGAGTTATTTTCAAAGGGTATTTGATTCTAAGTATTTTGGCGCGCGTCAAAGGTCAGGGCTTTCTGGTATACGGTAGGATCGGCAAATCGAGGCCCTGATAGAACATAACCTCTTCCCCACGCGGCCGGCTCAAATGTGCAGAGTAGGAAATGTCAAACCCTACTTGATGATTCCCTTCATAGAGTTTCCTGATCTCCGGTGTATTGTCGTAGGTTACTATCCAGGGATGGTTCAGCTGGCGAATGTAACTTGCCATTCTCGCATGATCGCCCGGTGTATAGAAGTTCTTATAGAGGGATTTACCTTTCTTGAAATAAGGCGGATCGAAATAGATGAGAACCTTGGGCGGCATCGTTGGCAAAAGAGTCTCAATCAGGTCATAGGCATCAAGATTCTGGAGAATAATGCGTCCCCGATATCCGGCGATCAATTCGATCCTGTCAATGAGTTCTTTCTTGTTGAATCGGGCATCCAGCTTGTATGGTCCGTCCTGCTTCTGCCCCCCAATAACTCCCCCCTTAATAATTCCAGATCTGTTAGTTCTGTTGAGAAAAAACGTGGCAAACCCCACATCCTCTAAGGAGTATTGATCTCTATTACGGTAAATGTTCCTTTGCTCGTGCCAGGTCTCCATATTGACGGGTGTGTCCTGGATCTTGCGGGAAAGTGCCTCCGTATCATTTAGAACTGTCCACCAGAACCCGAAGACTGCTGGATCGATGTCATTGATCACTATTTCTCGGGCGTAGCCTTCGAGTAAAAGAGATAGCGCAACAGCTGCTCCGCCTGCATAAGGCTCAATATACCGGCCATCGCAGAAATTATTATAATGGAACGTTTTCTTAATGAACGCGGCAAGTTTGCCTTTGCCACCAGGGTAACGTAAAGGTGAAAATATATGCACGGCCCGCCTCTCTTGCTTCATATATCATAATAGGATTTGATTGGCCAGCATTATTTCCAACAATAAAAAAGAAAGAAACGTATGTTATCCCAGAATGTGCAAACCTGCCTTGAATCCGGGATGAATGTACGATTGTGTATCCATGCATTTAATGTATGGGCAGATAATAGCTCGTCAGAGTTCTTCATTTTTTGTAGCTGTTGCAGTTGTTTCTGATTGATGTTGCCATCACTCTTCATTTTCTGAGCGGTCTTGTCAATCATATGATGTAGGTGTTCATTCTTGCCCTGTGTTATACCGTTACGTTTTGCATAGCTCTCAACACTGTATTCGATCAGAAGACGCAGCAGAACACTCGCCGCAATAGTAGCCTTCCTCACATCGATCCTTGATCCTAATTCCACAAGGATTGTGTTGATTTTAATTTCCTCATCCGGCACAGGAAGGCTTAACCCTCGCTGAATGACGCGCCCACGGTCTTGGGGTAGCTTAGTCTTAAGGGGAACATTCCCGGTTGCCGAACTCTGGGCAGCGTTCTGCGACTGTGTTCCACTCGAGGTGCCAGCGAATGATTGTGAACTTTTTAATATGGCAGGCTGTTTCAACCCCCGGGTTTTAAAAAGCTCATTCAAGTATGCTGTCCGGTCTTCCTTGTGGTAGATATTCTTCACCCCCTTATCCTTCTTGATAAAATCGAGACAAATAGTCTTCACAACCTCAAAGAGCTCCTCTTCCTTGGAGTGAAAGACAAATTGTTCGCCACTCCATTTCATCCCGAGGGCTTCGGTTATGTCTGCATCGCCGAATAAGCGCTGTATATTAGTGATCGGTATGTTCTTCGCCTCTGCTACACCCTTGGAAATAAGGTATTCCCGGACTGCCATTCCCTGGGGATATGCGTACTTTTCGCCAGAATCAGCCAACAAATTCTCTTTCTCGATGGCGCCCCAGTTAATTTGTCCTATACCGTCTTGGGGTCCCATGTGTTCTAATTCCATGTATTTTCTAACGGTTTCTTCGTCTGCTGTTAAACAATCGACCTTATCAAGGCCTTTGTTCCTATCAGTATTACTCTTGAGGTCCTCGAAGATGTGCTTGTAGTGATCTGTCGGGGCTTCTGAAGGATTATTAAGAACTTTGAGTGCGGTTATTCTTCTATTCCCGTCCTTGACCACCCAGTGACCATCGCCATCCTTGAGTACCACAATCGGTTTTGGTGAAAGCCCCTCTCTTGCCATATGCTCCGCCAATTTGACAATCTTGTTACCGAATACTTCGAACATCAAGTCTATAGATTCTAATTGGTTTTCCGTAGGTCCGAGCCTATAGTTCCTTTGATCGAGATAAATCTGAGAAACAGGTATGAGACCGGTATTCGAAAACTTTTCTCTCATCGGTTACCCCCGGTTATGTTTTTATACTGACGAGACAATAGCCTCTTTCATTCTAAAGCTGTGCTTCAATGACTTCCCAGGCCGTTGCCGCCCAGGTTGGCTGATTGAATTGTGCTATTTTTCGTTCCGCACGAACTTCTTTATATATTTTGCCTCGATCAGGGGCACTGTTATCGTGGCGCCGAACCTGTTCTGCCCTTCAAAAACGCCCGCACCGATCCCATAAACTCGTATCAGATCGTCCTTGTAAAAGGCAACGCTTCCCGGATACTGGACTATCACCGTGTCATAGTTTCTGTTTACGTACATCTGCAGACCTGTTCGGCCGCCACTTTCTTCTATTTCCATGATCTTCCCAACCACGTTCAGCCTGATACCGGCAAATTTCTTCGGGTTCTTCAGGTATTCCTTTATGAAGATCCCATTCCCGTCCTGTTTGCCCTGAATTGACCTGGTTGATTCCATGAACTGCGATTCGGTTTCTACAGGAGCTCGAGGTTGCGGGGCCGGGCGGTTGACTTCTGATGAGGTTTTGCTGTCCCCGCCGGCAAGAAAGTAGACTGCTATCACCAACATCAGGCAGCACACCACGATACCCACCACAATGTCTTTTTTCGTAACAGGTCTTCGCAACTCTGATCCATCGTTTTTCGTGGACAATCTTCATCTCCCTAAATTATGATTTCCGTTCTATTGATGGATTATGACTTATGATGTGCTTGCAGATAAGAACGGTTAATGCACCATTCTATTAAATCGTGGAGCCAGAAGAACCTACAGGGATTCGTGTAGATCAGGGCGATGCCACGCTGCCGGATCCGCTCCCACCTATCATAAATGCTGTCCCTCGCGACCTGATCATTCCGGCCCCCATCGATAACTCTAATTATTCCCCGCCCACGCGATGTTTGTTCTCCGGTTGTCGACTCACCCCTTGTGATCCCGCGGTTTTCAAGTCAGTCTCCCTGGGCTCATCGAAAAGCCGCCTCTTGATGGCATCCATATCTTCTTTCATATTGGCGAGCTCCTTCTGGAGCCGTATCTTGTCTCGAAACTCGTATGTGTTTTGCGTGAGGGCCAGTATTGTCCCTGGTTCCTCCGAGGTCATCACCTCCATGAACGCCTCGAATACTGGTTGGATCTTTTCAGAAATGCGTCCGGGACCCGGCTCAAACAACACCTCTAATGCGCTACGTGGTCCCTGTCCTGTGAGTAGCCAATCGATCGAGACTCCTGTAGCATTGTGAATACGCACCAAGAGTTCTGCACTCGGAACTGTTCCTTTGTTCCATATTCGATCGAAGGCCCCCTTCGAAATGCCAACATCTGCAGCCCAGCGAAACGGCTTTTTATCACCAATAAGCTGGGTTAGGCGAGAAAGAAATCCTTCAGTTCCTGTATCAGAACTCATAGACAAATACCAACCCCGGTTCCGAGCCCTTGATAAAGGCTATAAACCTACCGACTTGTAATGGTTTCCACATATTGCGGCAGACTGTCAAACGAGCTTCACCAAAGAGTTCTCTATCCGGTACTTTTTTCTTGACAGAAAACTTCTGGAGTTTTAAGATGAGAACTATAATGCTTAACAAAGCTAAACTTGACAAGCTAAAAAAAGAGAACAAGACCCAATACATCAGGCTCTTGCTGAGCATTAACGGCTTCCCGACGCTGGTTTCCTTTGCCGAATATCTCGGCGTAACCCCGGAACTCATATCGATGGTCATCCGCCGCAAGGCCGAGTCACGGCCTGTACAAACGGCTATCGCCAAGGTGTGCGGGGTACCGTATGAGGGCCTCTGGGAAACAAAGTCCCGGCGCAGGGCTACATAGGAGGCGAAAGTGATCAATGAGAAAATACCCCACTCGGTTCTACGGAACATTCCGGCCAGAGCTGTGTGCATGCACTTAATACAGCCTCATTATCGGCAGCCATCGTCAGAAGTATGGCTCGCCAGATGTCCGTCGCTCCTGGAGGAGCCCACGGGCGCACATGAGTTTCCTGCATCCACGCAGCATGATAATGCGCCCACCGGGAAAACAGAGCTATGACGGCATCCCTCGACAAGAGATCAAAGATCCGATGGACGTCATCCTTGCCGTTCGCGAGGCTCATAGACACCAGGGCCTCATCCACGTGTCGTGATTCACGTTCAACCAATTCTGCAAAATCTAACGGATTCATGCCATGCCCGAAGATCTCTATGCCGGCATTCCCGGGCATGAGGTCCTGCAGGAGGGTCTGAGACAGTGATAACCAACGGTCAACCTCATCGTTTCTTGCCACGGAACCCAACCCCCTGCTCTGTTATCAAATCTGATTTGATTCTAACAAACGGAATCGAGGTTTGCAATGTCAAAAGCTAAGCCCAAAATTGACGAACGTCAGATGGGGTTATGGGAGTATTTGAAACCCGCAGCGCCACCAGCTCCCGGGAGTATGGACATCGGGGTCAGGATCCGCCAGACGATAAGCCAGGCCATCAAGAATAGCGGCAACAAGCGATGGGGCATGCCGGGCGAGCTCTTCCCGGCGTTCTGCGAGGTGACAGGCGATTGGGAACTCCTCTTCATCATAGCTGAGGCCGGCCATTACAAGGCTATGAAGGGCCGCGAGGTCATACATGCCAAGATGGGCCAGCTCAAAGAGCGAATAGCGAAGGATCAGATGGAGCTTAAGGACCTTGAAAAGGCTCTTATGAAGGTAAAGGATGATCGAAAGTAAGAACCCTTGTGTTTTTTTCCTGGTTGAGTCCCAAAAAAGGGGACAAATTCGAGAGAATAGTCCCAAAAAAGGGGACACCGGTGATCAGGGTTTGACTCAGCAAAACAGATAAGGAAGGGGAAAAATGGAAGAAAAGAAACCGCGTGACTACACCATTGAAGTCGTCGACAACGCCGTGACGATCCTCCTCGCCCTGGGCGTGCCGGAGTATATCCAGCTCTCCCTGAAGGAGATTGCCACCACGCTCAACATAAGCCACAACGTCACCTTCAGGGTCCTAAAAACCCTGGAGAAGCGGCAGCTCGTCGAGGAGGTGAACGGCAAGTGGCAGGTCGCGCCGGCCGTTACCCGCTTCGCCGAGGGATTCCGTCGGTACGTGGCGGCGCGGAAGGCGGAGCTGTCGCGGATCGAAAAAGACCATCTGGAGGTTACATGAGAAAGACACTGCCAAGCAAGGAAGACATCGTCGAGCGGACCATCAAAGACCAGGCGGAGGTGAAGATCCTGGAACAGCGGGGGGAATTCAGGGAGGGCATCGATGCGGGAAAGAAGATCGACGCCCTGCAGACGCAGGAGCAGGCCAGGCTGCAAGAGATAGCCGATATGTATCTCTGTGGCGTTCCTTACGAACGCGAAAGGATCGTCGGAGAGATCTCCATTTACCTGAGACAAGCGGTGACGGGCATTATCGAAGCTGGAAGACGCCTCATCGCCATGAAGAAGGCGGAGAAATACGGCGTATGGCAACAAATAGTCGAGGAAAGAATCGGTATAAGCCCTGCCACGGCATGGAGACTCACGGCTATTGCACGTAAGTTCGAGAATCTTTCACGCGTGAAAGAACTTCAACTCAATGGAGTATTCGAGGGTGTTGGGAAACTTTATGCCCTTCTCGCTGTCCCCGACGAGGAGCTCGCCGAGTTCGACGAAACCGGCCTCTTCCGCGGCGCAACGGTCGAGGACATCAACAAGATGTCCGTCAACCAGTTCCGCAAGCTCATCGCCGAGCGGGAGGATTGGAAGGCAAGAGCCAAGCAGCTCGAGCTCGAGCTCAACGGTAAGTATGATACCACAACACGCTTCAAGAAACGCAACGAGAAATTGGAGAAAGAGAACGCCAACCTCCGCCGGGAGCTGGAGGAGGCGAAGAAACCCCTTCCCCAGGACGCCGCCCAGGCCCTGGAGATTCTTGCCAAGCACCGCGATGACGCCCTTGCCGCCTACTATTTCCTGAATCAAGCGAACCCCCAGGGGTACCCGGACATCGTCCTCGCGGACCTGACGAACACGGCCTACTTCCTCAAGGACCTCTACAGCCTCCTCGCCAACACCATAAGCAACCGCTTCGACCTGGATGCCCCCTATCCGGCGGACCTCCTGGAGAGCGAGGAGAGGTCCTTCAACAGCAAGTACGCCAGCTACCTTGAAGTCCCCGGAGCCGACGCATGACCATCGACCCGGAACTCGGCCGTGAGATCGTAGCAAGGCTCAGCAGCGCACCCCACGCCAACAGGGGAACAGTCCAGGAAGAGTACTGCGCGCTGCTCGGGTGGTCTCACGCCAAGTTCTGGCGAGTCGCCAAGCAGTTCGGATACCGGTCAAACCGCAAACCGCGTGCGGACAAAGGCGTCCCGAAGAAGGTCGACCCCGAGACGATAAGGAAGGCCGCGGCGGTCATCGAACGGACACGGCGCAAGACGGGCAAGGTCAACATGCCGACCTGGAACCTCCAGCTTCACTTCGAGGACAATCACATCATAGAACCTGAAGAGATGCCCCACGAGGCGACGATCAACCGGCATATGCGCGAGATGGGGATCTCCCGGGCGGCCCTCTCGCGGCCAGAGGCGGCGACCACCCTGCGTAGCGACCATCCGAACCACGTCCACCTCATCGATGCCTCGGTCTGTGTCCTGTGGGACTTCAAGGAGAACAAAAAGCTCGCCACCCGGGACATGCAAATGGAGTTTTACAAAAACAAGCCGGGCTTCTGGCGCAAGGTCAAGAAGGTCATCCTCCGGTACATCTGCGTCGATCACTGCACGGGGTGGTTCTTCGTTTGGTACTACTACTCCCAGGGAGAGGACTTCAACAATATCTTCGATTTCACGATGCGGGCCTGGGGTGAAAAGAGCCGTCTCGAAGGCTACAACAGCCGGATCTTCCCGGCACACGGCGTCCCGCGGATCCTCATGATCGACAAGGGCGCCGCGAACACCTCCCAGGCCTACACGAACCTCATGGAGAACCTGCAGGTAGAGGTCTACGTCCACACCCCGGGCAAGCCCTGGATATCGGGTGCCGTGGAGCGGATGCACGGGTACTGGGAGAGCGTCTTCGAAGGAGATCTCTCGCTGTTGACCGTCGAGGACCTCGACTTCCTGAACCGCAGGGCCTATGACAAGTGTGCGTATATCAACGCCGTGAGGAAGCACAAGCGCCACGCGATGAGCCGCTTTGAGGCATACAGCCGGATCACGTCCGACCAGCTGCGCATTCTTCCGCCTGTCGATGTGTGCAAGAAACTTGCCCACAGGAACGCCGAGGTAGTGACCGTCGACGGCTACAAACAGATCCGCTACGAGGGGAACATCTACCTGCTCAAGGGCTACTTCCGCAGAGGAGACAAACTTTACGTCCGGTACAACCCTTACGAATATCCCGCTCTGGAGATCAACACCCAGATCGATGAGAACGGTCGTTTCTGCGGAGAGTCGGTGGCGTCTACCCTCGTTAACCGGGACCAATGGGGGTTCCCGGAGAAGGCGGCAACGATCGGGAAGGATTTCAAGGCCCACGCCTGGGACAGCACGAAACGGTTCAAAGAGGACCTCAAGGGCATCGACACCTCGGACGTCGTGCCCAGGGAGCAGGCACACAAAATCGAGAAGATGACCTGGCTGCCGAAGGAAGGCACGGATGTCATTCCCGAAAAGGAGATCGTGGTACCCCCTATGACCGCCCACGAGGCGCGCAAGAGACTCCGCGAGGAACTCGGCATCAGGCGGTTCACGGTGGTCCAGTCGCAGTGGGTAGACCAGCGTATGACGGACACAGTCACGGAGGAGAGCTATCTCCGGATCAGGGAAGAGTATCGCGGCCGCTTTGCCGGCAGGGATCTGCCAGGTGAGGCCCGTGGTCTGAAGATGGCTGCCAATAACCAATCTTAAGGGAGGTGGTTCACAGTGAGTAGAACCGCAAAGGTGTACGGCCTGCCATACAGGCCGTTGAGACTCAAGCGCCGGATCCTGGAGGGCGGCCTGTCTCAGGCGGCGCTGATGAAGGCCCTCAACGAGAAGGGCTATGAGTGCTCCCGGCCGCTCATCAATCTCGTTGTCAACAAGGGCTACATCCCCGACAGGGACCCCGAAGAATTCCGTCGGCTCGTCGAGGCGGTGTTAAAGGACAAGGGATTGTCGCCGGAGAGCATCTGGGAACCGGAACCGGACGACACGCGTCCCGCGAAGAACCGGGCCCCCAGAAAACTGCGCGGCATTCCCCTTCCCGGGAGCAGCGCGGAACGCAAAACCATGGAGGAGGTACAGGACATGAACTACACAAAGGAGTACCTGGAACCCGACGAGATCGTCCACTTCGGGCTGGAGGATGACCCGTTCTTCGATCTCGACGACCACAAGAACATCTGGATGTCGGCGCAGCTGAAGGTTGCCGAGCGCCAGGTATGGCGAACGATCAAGAGCAGGGGCATCATAGCGATCACCGGCGATTACGGGATGGGCAAGAGCACGTTCCTCCGGCACGTCATATCCAAGCTTCTCGGAGACAAGGCGGTCCGGGTTATCATGCCTGACCGGCTTGACCGCGACATGATGACGGGAGGCCTCCTCACGGAGGAGATCATCTCCCAACTCGGGGGCACAGCGATGCCCCGGTCCGCCGGCCAACGGGACAAGGTCGCGAAGAGGCTCCTGGAGGACAATATGAAGTCCGGAGTCTACACCGTGCTGGCGATTGACGAGGCCCACGATCTGAAGGAGAAGATCTTCATCTCCCTGAAGCGTCTCTGGGACAGCGGCATGATCTTCAAGCTCATCGCCATCGTCCTGATCGGCGCCGGCGGACGGGATGAGGCGGGGAAGAACTGGGGCCTGCGGGGAATGATAGAGGGTAACCCCTACATCAAGGAGTTCGCCGAGCGCTGCTATGTGGTCGACCTCGGCAAGCTCAACGGCAACATGTCAGACTATCTGGATTATCGGTTCCGCAAGGTGGGTCGCGCGGCCAGCGAGATCTTCACGCCTGACGCCCTGGCGCTCCTCTCGCAACGCGCCAAGACGCCCCAGATGGCGAACAACGTCGCAGTGCGGGCCATGAAGAACGCATACCAGGACGGCAAGACGGCGGTGCACTTCGACCACGTCAACGACGCGTAGGAGCGGTGATGACGAAGGCAAAGCATACATCAAGCAGCTATAGACAAACAGGCACCGACGGGCATCCACGGAACACCGGCAACCCGACCGGGAAGCCACCCAGGTACCCCAATGGCGACGTCTGGTGCCAGCATCACGGGGACCGCATCGATCACGCGGTCTGCATAACGAGAGCAGTGCGGCAGCCCGACAAATGCCGGGGCTGTCCGCTCAACCTCCAGGGAGGCAGGAATCATGGGGAAACCTTTAAATCTCATTATCGGTAAGGAGGAGAAGCCTGTGCAGGCGATCCCCCTCGAACATGCGGTTCTCTGCATGAACTGCGAGACCGTGTTCGATGTAACGGAGCGCGCCTGCCCGGTGTGCTGCAGCGAGGTGTACCTCAATGTCGGGATAGCGCTCGTCGTCGAAGAGACGAGATCGCGGGTCCGGGACCTGGCGGTGGCACGATGAAGGCGGCGCTGGAGATCTGGAAGGACGCGGCGGTCATCCGCATCATGGATGACTCGGGAAGGGTTATCGATCGCTATGAAACGGACGCGATACACATCGATAACCACCAGTATGAAAAACGGCACGAGGACCCGGAGGGAACGCTCCCGATCGTGCCGAAGACAGTGAGCTGAGGGGGAGACATGGTCAATTCAAACGACACAATAACCGTTCGCTACGCCCACTGCGGCTCTACCTATGTAGCCCGCTGCCAGGGCAAGACCGCATCTTGCACATCGTGCGCGAAGGGCGCGGCAAAGGCAGTGGCAAGGAAGATCATGGGCAACCGGCCCCATGCGGTGGTCCGCATAGACGGAGACCGGTTGTGGAAGATCGTGGAAGAAAGTAACGACTAAGGAGGATATATGGCAAAGATCATCAAGACATCGGATTACACGGACTGGCCCGAGGTTGACGGCGCCCTGAGGCGCATGGGCGAGATCGACATCAAGCTCCAGAAGCTCGAGGGCGAGATGACCCTCAAGATCAACGAGATCAAAGCGGAATATGACGTGAAGGCCGAGGGACTGAAAGCCGAGCACAAGGCCATCGAAGAAAACATCACCCTCTTCGCCGAGTCCAGGAAACAGGAATTTGCCAGGGTCCGCTCAAAGGACCTCACTTTCGGGGTTGTGGCCTACCGGGTGGTTACAAAGGTGGTCCTGAAAAGCAAGGCGGCAACGGTGGCGGCCCTCAAGGCCCTGGGGCTCGTGCAGTATCTCAGGATCATCGAGGAGCCCGATAAGGAGGCCATGAGCGGCCTTGATGCAACAACGCTCGCAAAATGCGGCGCCACGTTGAAAACCGAGGACAAACTCCGGATCGAGCCCAACATGGAGAAGATAAAGGAGAAGGAGGCGGCATGAAACGGCGCGATCCCCAGGAACTCCTGCGGACGATGAGGAGACTGTGCCCGCCCGGGGAAGATACGGGCGCGCCGATCGGGATCATCTCCCGGGATGACACGGGATTCCTGGCGCGGATGGAGCTAACCCCCGAGGCGGCGCGGTGCATCGAGAAGAAGCTCCGTCAGCCGCGGGCTGAGTAGAAGGCCGAAACCATTTTCGTGACTCCGCGAAAATGGTCTGCCGGTGATGCCGGCACTGAGGAGGCTAAGAAACGGATGACACCAGTTATGCAAACAAGATTCGGACGGCAGGGTAATTGCTTTGAGGCATGCATTGCCTCTTTACTCGACATGAGCATAGAACGGATACCCGATCTGGCCGCATACGACGACGATGGAGAATGGATGGGCAGACTCAATGAGTGGCTCTCGAAAATGGGACTTGCCTATTTCGAAGCAAGAATACCGAGAGACGAGATGAAGGGATTCTTCAGCGACAAGGACTTCTGCCACGTGATGATAGGTCCAACAAACAGGTTCACCGATCTGCAACACGCGGTGGTGGGCCGCAAGGGGCAATTGGTCCACGATCCGCACCCGGATGGAGTTGGGGTATTATCAGAACCTGAATCGCTGCGGATAGGCGTGATTGTCCGACAGTGCGTGTAGCGGAAAGGGAGGTACAGCTGATATGAGCAAGATCTTCGAATTCGGAACGTTACCGAGTGTCGCTGCCAGGGAGATGTATCGCCGGGCCCGGCATGGGATCTACACCGGGGCTGACACGCGGGAGAACACAAGACTGGTCAAACACTGCACAGGCGAATGGTCCGACGGGACTTTCCGGACCATTATGATCTTCACCCGGGACGTGGGGCACCACAGCGGCGGCATGTTTAAGAACCCGGATTATGAGCGGTGTCTTCACCTGTCACTGTCATTTCGCGATGCGTTCAGAGGCCGACCGGCAGGGAAAAGCGAACGGCTCACGAAGATGTGGATCGACGCCTTTTTTTCTCCCGATTATCAGCGTTGTCTGTGGGTGGAGTCCCCGAAAAGCGAGAAAGGAAAGGCGCTGGACGTGTGGCATTACCGGGTGTTCTGCGACATCCACTGGCAGCCGATCATCCCCCGCAAGGAGGTTTATACGACTGAATTCACAGAGCTTGGATGGAAGTCGTTCTCGGAGCTGCATGACGGGAAAGAAGCGATAATGGCGGGGTGGGGAGGACAACCTTAATGGCAATCCTTAACTTTCAGAAACGATTCGCTGTTTTCGTTGAGCTTGGTATCAAACGACAGACGATCCGGGCCAGGAGAAAACATCCGATTCGCGAAGGAGAGGTTCTGTATCTCTACACGGCGCTACGCACGAAGTCGGCCAGGCTCCTCCGTACCGCCCAGTGTAACTTCGCCCGCGGCATATCTATTGACCTGGACATAGACGGTCGGTCGGAGATCATAATTGCGGGTCAAGCCCCGCTGTCATCTGAAGAAAAACACGATCTCGCTTTAAAGGATGGATTCACAAATGTTGGTGAAATGCTCATCTTCTTCCGTGATACGCACGGACTGCCTTTCGAGGGCCAGCTGATCAAATGGTGAACTTACAATGAATGACGACAAAGTCAAAACAGAGCTGACAACGGGCTGCTGGATCTGCGGGAATCCCATGAAACGCTTCGCCCAGGATTCCTGGTACTGGTATTACCGATGCGAGGACTGCGACACAGAACGCCTTGAACCCAAGGAGAGGGACAATGCTGACATGCCCGAAATGTAACTCCGGCAACATCATACCCGACAGGATGTCCGAGACCGGCCAGAAATGTCTCATGTGCGGAACTATCAGTGGCTTCATCGAGAGAGAGAGAGAGAGAGAGAGAGAGTAAAGACTGTGTCTGATCAACTCGCCCTTGACTTTGAACCGCCCATCCTTACCGAGGAACAAAAGGCCGTATGGAATTGCATCCGGGATCGCCGCGGCAAGGGCACAGAGATCTTGGGGACGGAGATCTCGTCACGGACCGGGATCGACTACGACCGGGTACGGACTGTTATCGGGAACCTTAGGAGACACAAGAAGAAGCTGATAGGCAGCAACACCCACGGCTATTACATCCCGGTGACGAAAGAGGAGCTTCGTGAGTACTTTGCATCCATGCGCCGCCGGGGCATCACGATCCTGTGGACCGTGTCCCAGCAGGCCGGGATATCCCTCGAGGAGATCTTTCACCAGGGGAAACTCGATCTCAAACAAGAGGAGAAGTGTGCATGAGACCCATTGAGCCGAAGCAGATCAAGCTGATCCACATCGCAAAAAGTCAACTCCGGATGGGTGACGAGACCTACAAGCTCATGCTAAAAGAGTGGTACAAGGTCGAAACGAGCAAGGATCTCTCTTACGACCAGGCATCGGCGCTCATCGATGAGTTCAAGAAATTGGGTTTCAGGTTGAAGACCAAGCGGCCCGAACCGCAAAACCCCTGCTGGCCGTGTGCACCGAGAACGCCAGGGGTGCCCCTCCCCGCCAACGTTGTTGTCCTGGCAAGCCCCGGCCAGCTCCGGATGATCGAGCACCTGGCCGCAGATATCAAGTGGCACCACTGGGACGGATATCGCCGGTGGCTCAGGAAATATTTCAAGGTCGACGAGGTGCGGACGTCCCCGGATGCCTCAGCGGTGATCGAGGCCCTCAAGGATATGTGGAAGCGCCAGAACGGCTGTGCGTGCAAAAAGGCGAGCAACAACGCATGATGAATGAATGGGTCACGGCGATCATTAACGAAATCACGATCGAGGATCTCCCGGAATCCTACCGTGAGGTAGCACGCGCCATCGGCGTCGAGAATGCCGTGAAGCTCTCTTCCGTCGTGGGCGGCCTGGGCTATTACTTCCCGCAGCTCGAAGGAATACTGCGGAAGAAGCGGGACGAATGCATACGCCGCGAGTTCAACGGCAACAATCACCGGGAGCTGGCGAAGAAATTCGATTTGACAGAGCGCTGGGTTCGTGAGATAGTGGAAGAGAAAACCCCGCAACCCTCCTTGTTCGATACATCCTCTCATTGAAGTAATTTTCTGAACCACTTCAAAGGACTTCCTTCCCCCATTATTCTACTCTTTGGGAGATGAAACACCTTCCTTACAAGCAGGATGCCGGGCCCGCCGCTCCCGGTGTCCTGCCCTTATCAGAAGAAAACCCCCACGCCTTGGTTAAGCCCTGGAGGGGAGGCGAGCCGGTGTACAACCCGGCCGCCCCTCTACCGGGCACACGCTCGGGAGGTGACCTGTGATACCCAGGCGCCCGGCGGAGTGCTTCATGAAGCTCGACGACACGCAGCTCCTCGCCCTTTGCATCTACGGGGAGACGGGCAAGAAGTTCATAACGGGCCAGCAGCTCGGTGTGGCGTCGTGCATCATGAGCCGCGCTAAAAACAGGTATGCAGGCCAAACCCTGAAAGACGTAATCCTCTTTCCCGGACAGTTCCCCTGTTTCCAGGTCGGCAACCCGAACCGCCTCGGCCTCATGGCGATCGCCGGCGGATGGGACAAGGCGTTCCAGAAGAACAAACACCTGCGCGAGTGTTACCGGATCGCCGAGGGTGTCATGAACGGAGATCTCCCGGACAATGTCTCCGGGGCAACCCACTACAGAAGGAGCAAAGATCAGGCTCCCTGGTCGGAAGCGAAGGAACTTGTCGCCGTCATCGGCGACTTTGAATTCTACGCATAACAGGAGGTGTACGTGATCTGGCATGTCATCATCTTTGTGATCGGACTTTTGCCCGGGGTCTTCCTCGGGATCCTCATCGCGAAGCGGAACCCCCGTATCGTCGAGTGGTGCAACACCCTCTATCTGAGGCTTCGCGGCAAAGCCGCCACAACGGTGGGTGAGATCCGGGACCGCATCGGTGATGAGAAAGGCAGCGCCGAGGTATCCCCGGTATCCGCAAATGTCCTGGTGAAGTACCTCCTCCGGTTCGGCCTTCCCCTTTCCGGCGTCATCGGGCTTATCGCCCTTCTCAAGGCAGGCACGATATCGGTGGTCCTCTACAAGTGCTGCCTCATCCTCACCGGGTTCATCCTGGCCGAGGCTATCTGGGTCATCGGGTACAAATACATTTTCGGAAAGATCGAAAAGGAGGGCATCAGTGAATATGACCGGCGCAGCATCATGCTTTTTCGCGGCATGCTGTACGCTGCTATTATCCTGGGTCTCACCGCCGGATTGTAGCGCTCTCAACCGGTGCCTGAAGTATCGCTCCGCGGTTATCCGGGAATCCCGTTTTCATCTCGGCATGGACGCGCCCTGGCACCTTTTCCTCGGTCAGATCGAGCAGGAAAGTGGATGCAGGCCGGCAGTCACAGCCTTTGACGGCGGAGTTGGTCTGGGTCAGTTCATGCCTAAGACCGCCGAGTGGATCCACGATCGGGAAGAGGCCCTCCGGGAGATCTCGGTGATGCCCTCCCCGTATGACACACGCTGGTCTATCCGGGCGCTCATTCTGTACGACAGGTATCTGTATGGCGTAGTGGCGTGTGAGGGCTGGCACTATGCATTTCGCGCCTACAACGGCGGCCAGGGCCTTCTCAACAGAGAGATCCGCCGTGCCGGGTCCTGTGACCGGGAGGCGATAGAAGAACAGTGCCGGCGCAAGGTCATCCGGCTAAAGAACGGCTCGCTTCTCGATCTCTGCCGGGTGAACATCGACTACCCGCGCCAGATCGAGACCAGAGGGGAGAAATACAGATGAGCGCACCGATAGCCTGGAAGATAGCGAAGATCCTCATCCCCTTCCTGATCGGCGTCATCATAGGCGGTATCGTCGTCGGCAAGGTGAAGCAGCTGCAGATAGATGCCGTCAAGCTGGACCTTACGAAGACGCAGCAGGAATTGACAGTCTGCCAGGACGCCAACCAGGCAAGCCAGGCGACGATCGGGAGCCTCACGACGGAGTTGCAATCGGCACAGAAGAGCTGCACCACACGGCTCAGGCAAAAAGAACACACCGCCGCCGAGATAAAGCGGATCGACGGATTGAAACCGGAGGTGAAGGCAAATGAGACGAAAGGCAATGCTGGCGATAGTGGTACTGGCGATCCTATTCTCGATGCTCTCAACGGGATGTACGTCAATGACCGACGGCCGGCAGATCGTAAGGACTGAGTATATTCGGCAGCAGGTCCAGGAGCCCCCGGCGCCGCCGGAGTACTACCCGGCCAAATTCACGGCGAAGGACGGCCTCTACTGCCTCGATCCCGGAAACGCGAAGGGGCTCCTCAAGAACCGTGAACTGGACAGGGGCTACCAGGCGGAGATGAGAGGCACCCTGGAAGACCTGAAGGAAGGTGAAGGAAGATGACCCCCGAGACCGCACAGGCAATAGGAGCAATCGCGACGATCGTGGAGAAGCTCGGCGCCCTGCCGGTGGGATCGATGTTCATCGTCATCGTCTTCGGTCCCTGGATATTCTCCTTCATCATGTCCCGGGTCCAGGAGAAGCGCTTCGACGCCATGAAGGAGATGTACAAGAACAACGTGAAGCTCGTCGAGTCCTTCGACAAGCTGGCGAGCGGACTCAACGACGTGGTGACTCTCAACACCGCGAAGTGGAGCGAAGCGATCGACAAGATCAACGCGAACCAGTACTGCCCGCTCGCACGGGTGAAAAAGGTCCGCATGGAGGATATGCATGGGTGAGATAGCGAGGCTCAAGACGGAGATACAGGCGAGGAAGTTCCGGGCCCTGGAGCTCGCGGGGGAGATCGATCGCAAGGTGAAGGACATCAAGGAGGCCCTTGCCGGCTATCCCCTCACGAAGCCCGAGAATCTAAGGCTCGCCATGGTCGCCGAGATCTCCGCGGAGCTCGAGAAGCTCCAGGCGGAATACCTCCAGCTGCAGCGTGAGATCGAGCTTGCCGAGAAGGAGCTGCAATAGATGGCGAACAGATCCTACCAGATCGAGACACGCGAGGACGCCTATGACACCTGGCGCTTATGCGGACAGAACGTGGAGCAGACCCTCGCCGAGCTTAAGAAGAAGGGGTACTCCATCTCCAAGCCGACCCTCTACGACTGGATGGAGAAGTACGGGTGGAAGGACCGGGCGGCCCGAGCCGAGGTGTACGAAAAGAAGACAGGCGACCCGGCGATGAGCGCCGAGGCCCGGGCCCTTCTGTCCTTGGAGAAGGTCCAGGAACGCTACGAAGCGTACTTCGAAACCCTGGGGCCGGGCAAGGTCGACAACCAGGCCATGTTCGCCTACACGGGGATCGTCAAGTCCATCACGGAGATAAAGGCGAAGACGGGTGCGGTCAAGGCGGCGCTCTTCCTCGACTTCATGAAGGACCTTATCGGGTGGCTCGGGAAGAACGACCCCGCAGCTCTCGAGGGGATCGAGCGGAACTTTGATGACTTCGTAAGATACGCACAGGAGACCTATGCCGCTTAGCGCGAAAGACAGGATGTTCAACCGGGAGGTCGAAGCCCTCCGGGCCCTCATCCAGAGCAAGGCGAAACCCTTCTCCGATGACCGCAAGGCTCAGCGCGAGAGGATAAGCCAGGCCAGGAATGACCTGGAATACTTCGGGCTGACCTACTTTCCCCACTATCTCGATACGCCCCCTTCGGAGCTGCACAGGTATTTCTCCATGAGGTATCCGCAGATGGTCCTCCGGGCGAGCGAGACGGGGGAAGGAGACCGGGAGGCGGACGCGGCGCCGAGGGGTAACGCGAAGTCCACCTGGACCACCCTCATTCTTCCGTTGTGGTGCGCCGCATACAGGCACCGCCTGTTTCCGCTCATCGTCAGCGAGACGGCCGCGCAGTCGGCGGACTTCATCTCCTTCATCAAGGCAGAGCTCGAAACAAACGAGAGATTGAAGCAGGACTTCCCGGATCTCTGCGGCGAGGGTCCCGTCTGGCAGGCCTCGCAGATCATCACCCGGAACGGGGTGAAGATCAGGGGCGTCGGTGCCGGCCAGAAGCTCCGCGGCATGCGCCACGGATCCCGCAGGCCCGACCTCGTCATCTGTGACGACCTCGAGAACGACGAGTCGGTTGAGTCCCCGGACCAGCGTAAGAAGCTGGAGAAATGGTTCTTCAAGGCACTGATGAAGATCGGGCAGCCCGACACGGTCTACATCGTCGTGGGAACCATCCTCCATTACGATTCGCTCCTCGCGAACCTCCTCAAGAAGCCCGGATGGAAGGGACGCAAATTCAAGGCCGTCTTGAAATGGTCACTGTCGAAGCTCTGGGAGAAGTGGGAGCAGATCTTCGCGGACGTGAGCGTCGGCAAGGAAGAGGCGGAGTCCGGGGCGGACGCGTTCTTTGCGGAGCACCAGGCGGAGATGCTCGCCGGCACCGAGGTCCTCTGGAAAGAGCGCGAGCCCTATTACTACCTCATGAAGATGTACGTCTCCGAGGGGCCGGCGTACTTCAACTCCGAGAAACAGAACGAACCCCTGAACCCCGAGGACGCCATCTTTCTCGAGGAGTGGATCCAGTACTACGACGAGGACGAGATCGATCTCTCCGGGCTCCAGCAGGGCTGCGCCATCGACCCGTCGATGGGCAAGAAGTCGCGCGCGGCCGACCCCTCTGCCATCATCGGCGGCCGGATGAAGGACGGCATCATCTACCTTACCGTGGCGGATATCGAGAAGAGGCACCCCGACAAGATCATCGACGACTTCATGACCTATCACGCCCGGGACCGCTTCAGCCAGGTCGTGATCGAGGACGTGCAGTTCCAGGAGTACTTCAAGGACGCCTTCGAGGCTGAGACCCACAAGCGGGGCATGACGGTATACGTCGAGGGCGTCAAGCCGAACGTCGACAAGGACCTGCGCATCATCACCCTGCAGCCCTGGGTAAAGAACGGGTGGATCCGGTTCAAAAGGCAGGGGATGGGGGAACTGATAAAGCACCTCATCTACTACCGGCCCCGGGGCAAGGGAGGCCATGACGACGGGCCGGATGCCCTGGAGATGCTCAAGACCTTGCTCGAGAAAGGTCTTGCCGGGTCCGTGGAGTATACAACGGTGGCCACCCGGGGAGTCTTCAAGAGGGATGACGATGAAGGAGACCATCGACTGAGATTTGCAGCGAGAGGAGCATGGTAATGAGACAGGCGCAAAAAAGGCCCTATTTTGAGGCCGGACCCTTTATAAGGGCAAATACCCGCATGAAGCCGTTGACAGGTGTTATAACTATGTCAACGGCGAACTGGGAGGCCTTCTAATTATGCTCGTAGACCAGTTCGGCCGGGAAATCCGTTCCAACAAGCCCATCCTCGAAGAAATCGCCGTCCAGACGGTCCGGGACCGCTACGGTTTCTACCCCTCCCAGGGACTCACCCCGGAGCGCCTCGCCCGGATCTTCAAGGAGGCGGACCAGGGGGACGTCACGCGGCAGGCGGAGCTCTTCGAGGAGATGGAGGAGAAAGACCTCCATCTCACGGGGATCCTGCAGTCCCGCAAGCTCGCGGTGACGGGTCTCGAGTGGGACGTCCTGCCGGCCTCCGACAGCGCGGAGGACAAGAAGATCGCCGCTGCGGCCAGGGAGATGATCGAGTACATCGAGAACTTCGATGACGCGCTGATCGACATCCTCGACGCAGTGGGGAAAGGCTTCTCCGTATCGGAGATCATGTGGGAGATCTCCGAGGGGCAGGTCTGGGCAAAGACCCTCGAGTGGGTCCACCAGAAGCGCTTCACCTTCAATTCCCCGGAGGCCCTTCTCAAGTTCCCCAGGCTTCTCACCGACGAGGCGCCCGTCTGGGGCGAGGAGCTGCCGCCCAACAAGTTCCTCGTGCACGCCTACAAGGCACGCTCGGGTGCGACGCCTCGCGGAGGGCTCCTTCGGCCCTGTGCCTGGATGTACCTCTTCAAGAACTACGACATCAAGGACTGGCTCATCTTCAACGAGCTCTTCTCGGTGCCCATGCGCATCGGCAAGTACAAGCCCGGGGCGACGCCGAGCGATATCGAGGCCCTCAAGCGCGCCGTCTTCAACCTCGGCGTCGACGCGGCCGCGGTCATCTCCGAATCGACGGTGATCGAGATCCTGGAATCCAAGGTGACGGGCACCAACAGCTCGCACGCGAAGTTCGCCGAGTTCTGCGACAAGGCGATGAGCAAGGCGGTCCTCGGGCACACGGGCAACGTCGAGGGCACCCCCGGCAAGCTCGGCGCTGAGAAGCAGGCGACCGACCTGAGACAGGACCTTGTGGAATCGGACTCCCGGGCGCTCATGAAGACGATGAAGTTCCACCTCCTCACCCCCTGGGTTGTGTTCAACTACGGGCCCGGTAAGGGCGTGCCCATATTCAAGCTCCACTGCGAGGAAGAGGAAGACATCGAGAGGACCGCGAAGGTCTACGGCATCCTGGTAAAGGAGGCGGGTTTCGAGGGAATCCCCGAGAGCCACATCTATGACCGCTTCGGTATCCCGAAACCCCAGGCGGGAGAGAAGACCCTGCGTCTGCGGCAGCCCGGCGGACCCGGTGATGACGGGCAGGTCGAGAAGACAACCCACAAGGCACCCGTAGCCGAGGGCATCAACAGCCTCATAGCCGCCCAGGAATACATCGACGGCTTGGCCGATAATGCGACGGCCTCGGGCGCCATCGACGTGACCACACTCGAGGAGATCGTCGACGCAGCTCAATCATATGAAGACCTTCAGGAGAAGCTTGCCGATGTCTACCACGGAATCGACACGACCAGGTTCCGTGAAGTTCTCGAATCGGCGATGACCCTTGCCGGCCTGAAGGGGAGGTCCCTCGAATGATCCAGTTCCGAAAGCTCCCTTTCTCCGAGGCGATCAGGTTCTTCCAGGATAAAACGGTCCTCACGCCCGCGAGGTACCGGCAGCTCACCGCGGAAGCGCGCGCCAGGGCCTTCGCCGTCGCCGGTGTGGCCCGGATGGATCTGCTCACCGATCTCTATACGGGGATCGACAAGGCGATCGAGTCGGGCACGACATTCAAAGAATTCAAGAAGTCGGTGAAAGAGACGATGGCAACCCGCGGCTGGACGGGCATGAATGCGTACCGGCTCGACACGGTGTTCCGGACCAACATCCAGGCCGCCTACCAGGCGGGGCATTACGAAAGACAGACGGCGGTAGCGGGGAATCTTCCCTTCTGGCAGTATGTGGCGGTTATGGACGGCAGGACGCGTCCGGCCCATGCCGCCATGAACGGCAGGGTCCTGCGCAGTGACGACCCCTTCTGGCAGACGAGCTATCCGCCGAACGGGTTCAACTGCCGTTGCACCGTCCGCGCACTATCGAAGGGTGACCTTTCCCGCGAGAGCCTCGATGTAGAAAGGGATGTCAGGGGCATGGCGGACCCGGGATTTGACAGCAATCCCGGCGCATCACTCGGGAAGACCCTCACCGAGAGGGAATTCCTGGCCCTGCAATCGGACCCTGGCCGCTGGACCCCGCTCATCGGCAAGACCTACGCCGATCACGGCCGCAGTCCGATCCGGGAGGTGAAGGATTATGTGCGGTCCACGACCACCCCGTGGCCGAAGGGCGAGAAGGCAGTGGACCTGTACAAAGAGACGCTCATGGGCAGGACGCTGCGCGATGCGATCGACGATCCGCTTATCATGAATCAGACATTTGCAGACCATCTCAGGCTCGACGGCCGCGAACGGTTTTTGCCTTTCATCGAGGAGGCCATCAGGACGCCTTACGAGATATGGCTCCAGGCGGAAAGGGAGAAACTGACGGGGAAAGTAGTGCTGAGAAAGCGGTACATCTCCCTCATTGAGTCCGGCAAGAACCGGCCCCTGCTCCTCGTCGCTGAAGGTTCCCGGGGGCAGTGGGTTGGATACACGGTCGTCTATACGAGAGACCTTAAATACGTGGACGCCATGCGGGAAGGAGTTTTGCTTTATGGAAGGTAGATTGGGTCAGGCACCCTCCGTGCAGAGTCTGCCGGTCTTTGCCGTATCGGGGCACGGCCCACGGCATCGACACGTAAAGTCTATCACGGCGCGAGGAGAAGTCAAGTGCGTATAGATGTCGAGATCAAGGACAGGGAAGTCAGGCACCTCCTCGTCAGGCTCAAGAAGAACGCGGCAAATCTCACACCCGCCTTCCGTGTGATTGGTGAGATCATCCGTTCTTCGGTGGTGAAGAATTTCCAGGAAGGCGGCCGGCCGGATAAATGGGAGCCGACGAAGGTGAGGTCCATATACATGGCCTACCTGGGCAAGGGGAGGAGAAAGCGCAAGGCCTATACCCTGAAGGGGGGCTTTACGAAGGGCTTCACCCGATACACGTCCGGGAAGAAAACCCTCATCGACAGGGCAAGGCTCCAGAATTCCGTCACGGTCCGGGCAGAGGCCGACCGGGTGATCGTCGGCACGAATCTTATCTATGCCCGCATTCACCAGCTCGGCGGCATGGCGGGCAGGAACAAGAAAGTGAGAATCCCTGCAAGGCCATACCTCATGGTCCAGGACCAAGACTGGCCATCGATCGGACAATGTCTCAGGGGATTCCTTATGAAAGGAGCACAGGAATGAAGAACGCGCTGGTTCTGATCTGCAAGGACGTCGAGGGCAAGGTGCCCGCCGAGATCCAGGTGATCCCCTACGGCCATCATGACACGCCCAAGGGACCCTTTACGCTCGACGACGAGGGGGCCCGGGTGATTGTCGAGGCCTTCGAGGCACAGACGAACGACATGGTCATCGACTACGAGCACCAGACGATCGCGGACCCACCCGTCGAGGCCCCGGCCGCGGGGTGGATAAAGAAGCTCGTCAACAGGGGCGCCGAAGGCATATGGGCCGTCATCGAGTGGACGGACAGGGCGAAGCAGTATATCGCCAACAGGGAATACCGGTACGTCTCGCCCGTCTTCTTGAAGAGGATCTCCGACAACAGGGTGATCCGGCTCATCAACGTGGCGCTCACGAACCAGCCGAACATAGACGGCATGGTTCCCCTCGCCAACAAGCTCGGCTTCGAGGGGGACACAAATACAAAGGAGGCAGCCATGAAAGAACTGTGGAAACTCCTCGGCCTGTCCGAGGACGCAAAGGAAGAGGCGGCGATCGCGGTGGTGAATAAGCTCAAGACCGACCTTGGGGCGAAGACGGTAGTAGTTGTCGCCAGCAAGGGGGTCCTCGATGCCCTGGGGCTTGGGGCCACCGCGACAGAGTCGGAGATCATCGGCACGATCGAGGCGATGAAGCAGTCCCATACCAAGATCGACGATGTCGTGAAGGAACTCAACACCCTCAAGGCAGGTTTGACACAAAGGGATGCCGACGGCGCCGTCGAGATGGCCATGAAGGAGGGCAAGATCACGCCGGCACAGAAGGAGTGGGCACTGGATTACGCGAAGCGTGACCTGGAAGGGTTCCGGGTCTTCGTATCGAAGGCCCCGGTCGTCGTCATCGAGGGCAAGGTGGTCACCGACCAGAAGGAGCCCGGTACGGGCATCGACGACGTGCAGGCCCAGATCAACAAGATGTGCGGCGTCGATGACGAGACGTTCAAGAAATACAACAAGTAGGGGGTAAAACATGACCGCATTAACTGCAGACAAAAAGATGCAATACACCGAGGGCGTCGAGGTCCCGGTGCCGGTCGACGGAGGCAGCACGATCTTCGCCGGCGCGAACGTGTGTTACAACGCGGCCGGGTTTCTCGTCCCCGGAGAGGACGCTACCGGGCTCGTCTATGCCGGCGTCTCCCGGAGCTCCATCAACAACAGCCTGGGCCAGGACGGAGACGAGTCCGCAGTCGTGCGCCGGCGCGGGCTCTTCCTCATGGAATTCGCAACGGAGATCAGCCAGGCGAACGTCGGTGACAACGTCTTCCTCGTCGACGACCAGCTGGTGGATCTCGCGGGGAACGTGACATACGATATTTTCTGCGGCATCATCGCCCAGTTCGTCGACACGACGCACGCATTCGTCGACATCCTCCCGGCGATCCTCCAGGCGGACGTGGCGTCGCACATTGCAGACCCGTCGGGAGCCCATGCGGCTTCCGCCATCTCCACAGCAGACGCGGGGGACCACTTCGCAGCCGCTGAGGCCACCGTCGAGCAGCAGCTCCAGAAGCTCGGCAAGGGGCCCTTCTTCCTGACGCTCCCGAGATTCACGGGATGGACGAAGGACGGTACCGACAAGACCATCGCCCTGCCGGCGATCGAATCACCGAACCCGGTTATCGTGAAGCGGGCATACGCGAACCTCGGCACGGCCCCGGGATCCGAGAAGACCCTCGCGCTCAAGCTCAACGACGCGGCCCTCCTCTCCATCGCGGGAACGGACACGCAGGGTGAGGCGGAGAGCCTCTCCATAGCCATCGCCAAGGACACGGACTTCGTCATCAAGGCGAACGAGACGGCGTCGGGCGCGGGAGCGAACTGCGACATCACGCTCGTCATGTACATCGATGACGGCGAATAACAGAGCCTAAAGAAGGAGGCATGCAATGATTATCAACCAGGCAGCACTTACCGGGATCTACAAGACCTTCAGCACCATCTTCAACCAGGCGCTGGAGATCGCGAAGAGCCAGGTCGACCTCGTGGCCATGCGGGTGCCCTCGACGGGCAGGAGCGTCGACTACAAGTGGCTCGGGACCTTTCCGAACATGCGCGAGTGGCTCGGGGACCGGGTGATAAAGGACCTCTCCGGCTTCCATTACGAGCTGCTGAACAAATCCTACGAGTCCACGATCGAGGTCGACCGTGACGACATCATGGACGATCAGGTCGGCGTCTACATACCCATGATCCAGGGGCTCGCCCAGGCCGCGAAGATCCACCCCGACATCCTCGCCTTTGCCCTCCTCAAAGCCGGGTTCAGCACAAAATGCTTTGACGGGCAGTACTTCTTCGACACCGATCACGAGGTCGCGGGCGCATCCGTCTCCAACACAGGCGGCGGCTCGGGAACGGGCTGGTACCTTGCGGACCTCTCCCGCCCCATCAAGCCCATCATCCTCCAGATGCGCAAGGCGCCGGAGTTCGTGGCCATGGACAAGCCCGACGACGAGAACGCGTTCATGCGCAAGAAATACCGCTACGGTGTCGACGACCGGAAGAACGTCGGCTTCGGGCTCTGGCAGCTCGCCTACGGCAGCAAGCAGACCCTCGATGCCACGGCATACGCCGCGGCCCGGGCGGCAATGATGTCCTTCACTAACGACGAGGGCGCGCCCCTCGGCATCATGCCCACCCACCTCGTTGTCCCGCCCACCCTGGAATCCGCGGGCAGGACCGTCCTCGAGGCCGAGAAGAACGCCAACGGCTCTTCGAACGTCTGGTACCACACCGCCGAGCTCGTTGTCGTGCCCTGGCTGGCTTAAGAAGGAGGAACCGATGAAGATCAAATGCAAGTCGATACCGGACAGGTTCCGCAGGGCGGGGATGGTCTTCTCGTCATCCCCCGAGGAGTATGAGGTCAACGAGAAGACCCTGAAAGCCCTTCAGAACGAGCCCATGCTCATCGTCGAGATCCTCCCGGAAGAGAAGAAGGATCCGGAGAAGGAAAAGGCCCAGGGCAAGGATCAGTCAGGCAAGAAGGATAAAGAGAAAGAGAAGTAGCAAAGGACAAGGAGGCAAGGAGGAGGGCCGGTCCCTCCTCCTATACAGACCATGGCATACTGCACGCTCGACGATATCACGAAGGCGCTGGAAGAGGCGGCGGTCATTCAGCTCACCGATGACGAGAACCTGAAACCCACAGCCATCGATCCCGGGAACCCGGACCACACCGCGATCATCGCCCGCATCGACGAGGCCATCGGTAAGGCCGACGCGGAAATCGACGGGTACTGCGCGGTGAAGTACTCGGTCCCTCTCTCTCCGGTCCCGGCCGTCGTGAACAATCTTTCCGTAGAGCTCGCCATCTACTACCTCCACGGCAGGCGGAGCATCCCGGAGAAGATAGAGAAGCGCTACGACAGGGCCGTCGCCAGGCTGAAGGACATCGCGAGGGGGCTCCTCTCCCTGGGCGTCGAACCCGAGCCGGCCCCATCGGCGGCCGCCGATAGCGCAGAGGTGAACAAGACCGTGAGCGACCGCGTCTTCACCCGCGATTCGCTGAAGGGGTTCTGACATGCTCGCCGAGATCGAAGAGGCCATTGCCGCCAGGCTCACGCTGAAGGTCCCCGATCCGAAGAACGTCGAGATCGAGGAGAAGCACGGCGCCCTCGCCCTGCCGGCGATCGAGGTGTACGCCGCGGGCGGGCCGTTCACGAAGGTCGGACAGAGGTACAAGCTCCGCCCCTCGATCTTCGTCGTGGTGACGTTTAAGAACATGCGGTCCGTGAAGGAGCGGCGCGCGGGGATGTACCCTGTCCTCGAGACCGTGGTGTCCGCCCTCGTGCTGCAGACCCTGGACCTCTCCATCGATCCCCTCACCCCGAAGGAGATCACGAACATCACCCTCGAGGAAGAGGAGGACGAGGGGAAGATCGTCTTCGCCGTGGAGTTCCAGACGGGATTCTTCATCGACAGGATCGATGACGATGCCGCGACCGCGGAGGATCTCCTCACGATGGGTTTCAAGTATTATCTCAAGCCCGGTGATGACGTCGCCGACGCAGAGGACGTCGTGGAATTTGGAAGCGAGACATAAAAAGGAGGCTATCATGGCTGTTTTGAAAGTGACCGCAGCGCCCGGGACGCGCTGCCCCATGGAAGGCCGGCCGCGGGAATATATCACCGATACCGCGGCCGTGGAGGTACCCGACACCGCATACTACCGGAGGCTCATCGCCGACGGGTCCCTCGTCAAGACCACCCCTGGAAATAAAAAGGAGGTAAGAACCGATGGCAAGTGAGAACATATCCTTCGACAACATACCCTCATCGATCCGCAAGCCGGGAAAGTACTTTGAATTCAACACCAGGCTCGCCGTGAGGACGCTGCCCAACAACAAGCAGCGCATGCTCATCGTCGGGCAGAGGACCTCTGCGGGCACGGTAGCGGAGAAGGTCCCGACCCGCGTCTTCTCCGACAAGGAGGCTGAGGTCTACTTCGGTGCGGGATCGATGTGCCACCTCATGACCCGGGCGGCCATCACGGCAAATCCCTACCTGGACCTCACCGTCATCGCCCTCGATGACGCGAGCGCCGGACAGCCCGCGGTGGGAACCGTGACGTTCGGCGACGCCGCGTCGGGCAGTGGCGTCCTGACCCTCTACGTGGGAACGAAGAAGGTCGAGATAGCGATCGCCGCCACAACGGCTGCCGCAGCAGTGGCGGCTGCGCTCAAGGCGGAGCTCGACAAGCACCCGGACCTGCCCGTCACCGCAAGCGTTGCGGAGGCCGTAGTTACGCTCACAGCCAGGAACGAGGGCCTCTGCGGCAACGACATCAAGGTGAGCTATGTCCTTACAAACGTAACGGGGCTGACCGTCACCATAGGCGCCATGGCAAGCGGCGCCGCCAATCCGACGCTGGCCGACGCCCTGGCCGTGGTTTTCGGGGAGAAGTACGATATCATCGTCACGCCCTACAACAACCAGACGGACCTGGCTACCCTGAAGACGCATCTCGATTCAGTAAGCGGTCCCATGGAGCAGCGCCCCGGCGTCGGGGTCTACGGCATGACGGCGGCCCTGGGGACCGTGACGACGCTCTCCGGCCAGGTCAACTCGGGGAGGGTCCTCTGCGCCTACCACCGCTACACGGCGGCTACCCTCATACAGAGCATGCCTTACGAGATAGCAGCCGCCTTCGGCGCGGTCATGGCCTGGGAAGAGGATCCCGCGCGGCCTCTCAACACCCTTGCGCTCACAGGCATCGCGGCCGGCAACATCGCCGACCGCTTCTCGAGGACCGAGCAGGAGACGCTCCTCTACAACGGCGTCTCACCCATCGAGGTGGGCCCGGGAGAGACGGTGCAGATCGTGAGGGCCATCAGCACCTACCTGAAGGACGCCCAGGGGATCGATGACGTATCGCTCCTCGACATCACGACGATCCGCACGCTCGATTATGTCCGCAAGGCGGTGAGGGAGAGGATAAGCTTGCGCTTCCCGCGGGAGAAGCTCTCCTCGAAGACGCCGCCCAGGGTCCGCGCCGAGATCCTCGACGTGCTCCTCAAGCTCCAGGAGCTCGAGATCGTCGAGGAGGTGGAGGCGAACAAGGACGGGCTCATCGTCGAGAGGGACCTGCAGGACGCGAACCGCCTCGACGCCAGGATCCCCGCGGACGTTGTCAACGGGCTCCACGTGTTTGCCGGCAGGATCGACCTGCTGCTGTAAGAGAAGAGGAGGACAATCATGGCAGATGAATATGTCGAATTGGTAACACTGGAAGTGAACGGCGCCGAGATCACCGATTTCAACAAGGTGTCGGAGAACGAGTACGAGGTGCGCCGGCCCGTCAATCTCATGAACAAGACGGGCTTCACGAAGACGACCCCCCGCTACGGCGTCAAGGTGGAGTACGTGATCCCCAAGACTCAAACGCCCTTCAACTTCAACGAGGTGGAGAACGGCACGCTCACCATCGACAGGGGCAACGGCAAGCGCATCACTTACGGCGGGGTCTTCACTACGAAGATCGGGGAGATATCCTACGGTGAGAAGGAGGCGAGCCAGAGCATCGAGCTCGGCGCCACGGAGAGGAATGAGACATGATAAAGGAAAAGCGCACACTCCCCATCGGCATTGAGCACGAGGGCAAGGTCCACCGTGAGCTGGAGATCGAGCCCCGCCGGGTCGCCCACATGCTGGACGCCCTGGAGGAGGAGAAGGCCCGGGAGAACATCCGGTACCGGGAGATCTGCATGTACGCCTGTCAGATTGTGAAGCTCGGTGACATCCCCAGGGAGGAGATAACAGGAGAGCTTCTCCTGACGATGTTCCCGAAAGACTTCGATGTGCTGACGGAGGCAGCGGAGACGGCCCAGCAACGGGCCGAGACGTTTCAAGGAGAACACGGAGAATCGGAAGGAGGTTGACGATGCCGAGGCGCAGACCCTCCTCAGGCAGGCGGTACTCGCAATGTTGAAGCTCGGCTTCAGCTACGCCGACGTGCGGTCCATGTATGCGAGAGACCCGGCCGCCTGGCTCCAAGCCCATGAGAGACTCATCAACCCGAAGAAGGGAAGGACGTACATCGTGAAAAGGAAACCACAGACGGCATGACGACGAAGAACACCCTTGAACTGATCCTATCCGGAAACTCCTCCAAGCTCCTGTCGGCGCTCGGCAGCGGAGAGAAGGGCCTCAGGAAGCTCGGCCACGTTGCCAGACAGGAGTTCGACAGGATCCGCAGCGCCGCGACCTCCGTGGAGGGGAAGCTCGCCTCCCTGGGGGTGTCGATCGGCACGGTCATGCTGGTCAAGCAGTCCGCCCAGATGGACAAGGGTCTCACCCAGATCGGGCAGACGGCGGGAGCAACGAAGGGCGAGGTGGCGGGCCTCAGGAGAGAGCTTTTCGTCATGGCCTCCGACACGGGCCAGGCCACGGAGGATCTCAAACAGGGGTTTGACAACGCCGTACAGTCGGGCCTCAACTTCAAGGAGGCCCTTCCCGTCCTCAAGGCGACCAACAAGGCCATGGCTGTCACGGGGGCAAACGCGGACAGGCTAACGGCGGGGCTCACCGTTGCCGCCACGGCGTTCGAGTTCGATCTTTCCAAACCGAACATGGCGCTCACCCTCCTCGACAAGATGACCGTCGCCGGCCGCGTCGGGAATGCGGAGCTCCAGAACCTCTCGGACATCTTCGCCCGCGTCGGCCCCAACGCGGCCCGCGCCGGCATGGGTTTCGATCAGACGCTCGCCTTTATCGAGGGCCTCTCCCTCATCGAGAGGCAGCCGGAACGCCTCGCCACCCTGGCGGACTCGACCTTGAGGCTCTTCACGAATCTCACCTATATGAAACAGGCCCAGAAGGCGACGGGCGTCAAGTTCTTTGATGCGAGCGGCGTGAGGCGCAATCCCCTCGAGATCCTCGCGGAGCTCAAGAAGAAGTACGATGCCCTGACGACGGACAAAGAGCGGGCGCTCTTCATGGGCACGGCCCTGAAGGGTGCCGATCTCGACACGATAAAGGGCATACAGATGCTCCTCAAGGGGGACATGCTCGGCAAGATCTCCGGCGAGTTCTCGAAGAAGATATCCGGGGCGGCAGGCACCATCGAGAAGGATCTCCCCGACGCCATCAACAACGCGATCGATCAGACGGGCCGGCTCAAGGCGAAGCTGACGGAGGCGGCGGACGCCTTCGCGAAACCCATCAAGGACACGCTCTCAAAGGGTATCCAGAGACTCATCGACCCCAAGGAGAAGGGAGGGATGGGCTTCTCCGGCAAGGAACTCATAGCGGGGGGAGCTGCGGCGGCGCTCGGCGGGTACATGACGTACCGTCTCGGCGGGGCGGCTGCCAAGAAACTCCTCGGCAGGCTCGGGGGATCAGCGGCGGGCATTGCCGAGGGCAAGGCCGTACAGGCGGCAACGGGCGTCACCCCGGTCTTCGTGACGAACTGGCCGGCGACAATGGGGACGGGCGCGATACCCATGGGACCGAGCTCCCTTCCCGGGGCGGCCGGATCAGCAGGCAGACTCGCCGGCATCGCGAAGGGCGCCGGACAGGCGGGCCTCGCCCTGGGAGGCGGCTACGCCGTCGGCACGGGCATCAACTACCTCATAAGCAAGCTCATCCAGCAGACGACATACGGCCGCAATGATTCTCTCGGTGAGTACATCTATGACCTCATCCATACCGACCTGCCCACCCTCTTCGGCAAGGCTGAGGTGAAGAATGACATCAGGATGAACATCACCGTCGACCAGAACGGCAGGACCGCGGTGACGACGGACGACATGGGCGCGAACGTCGCCGTCAACACCATGACCCGGGGGGTATTCTGATGGCCGATGGCGAAAGGTACGAGGCGAAGATAGACGACTTCAACCTCGAGATGGAGACGATCGAGGACACGATCGAGAAGTCCCTCGCGAAATACGAGTTCCCCTTCCGCGACGGCGCCCTTATAGAGGACATGGGCCAGAAGGCGCGGGTCATCAAGATGCGCTGCTACTGGTACCAGGAGACCTACGAGGTCCACAAGGACTTCGTGAAACACCTCGAGAAGAAGGACCCCTACGAGCTCCTCCATCCCAAGTACGGCCTCATGAAGGGGAGCATCGATTCCTTCGTTGTCCGCCACAGTGACCTCAAGAAGACCGCCGAGGTGGACATTACCTTCACCCAGGGCCTTATCACCCAGACCCAGGCCGAACCGAAGTACGTGAACAAGGGCGCCGTGGACTGGGGAGCCGAGGACGACTTCGCCACGGGACAGACGGAGCTCATCGAGGAGCTCGAGGCAGACGCCCGGGACCTCCTCGGGACCGAGGCGCGGGAGATCCTCTCGACAATCCTCGACCCCGCACAGGGTCTCATCAACCAGTTCACGAACATCTCCGCCCAGGCGCGGGAGTACGTGAAAAAGGCGGAGGGCCTCGTGACGGACCTTACGGGGACGCTCTCCACGATCACGAACCCCGTGGACTCGCTCCTCGCGATGATAACCTACCCGAGCACCCTTCCCGGCATCGTTATCGGCACGATCGCCCGGACGCTCGAGCGGTATGTCTCCCTCTATGACACGCTCCGCGCATCACCGACCCGATTCCTCTCGAGCCTGGCGGGAAGCTTCACGTCCCTTGCCGATGACGCAGAGGACTCAGGGATGGCAAAGTACGTGACGATCGCCTCCGCGCAGAGGCGGGCCCTGGAGACGGCCTACATCTTCCGTGAGGACGAGGACAGCCGCGAGGTGGTGAAGCGCCTCGAGCAGGCCCCATCCTTCGACGCCCTGGGCAACTATATCAAACCCGAATCGACGGAGGAGATCCTCACCGTCGACGAGATCGAGGAGATCCTCGCGGATACCCGGACGGACATTAAGGAGGCCGTCGACCTCTCCCGGAACATGACGAGCCTCAAGTCCACCGCGGCGGACCTCCTCTTCCACGTGAACGAGATCAAGCTCGAGCGGGACAAGATCATGACGGTGGAGACGCAGGATACGCTGCCCCTGCACCTTATCTGCCTCAAGTACGGCCTGCCGTACAACTACGCGAACCGGGTCGAGAGCATCAACAGGATCAAGAACCCCTCCTTTACCCCTGCCGGCGAGGTGAAGATCTATGTCCGATAACGTCGAGCTCCGCGTCGGCAACGCGGTCGTCAAGAACTGGCTCTCCTACACGATAGAGGCGGACATCTACACCGCCGACGACGCCTTCTCCCTGGAGCTCGCGCACCCCGAGACGGAGATCAGCGCGGGCAAGAGGTGCGAACTCTACGTCAACGGGATCCTGGAGCTCACCGGGATCGTCGACCGCGTGAGCAGGAGCTATGACAAGTCCGGGGAGAAGCTCAGGGTCGAGGGCCGGGACCTCATGGGGCTTCTCGTCGACTCCTACTGCGAGGAGTTCTTCACGCTTGAGGGTACGACGGTGAAATCCCTGGCCGGGCGCCTCCTCACAAAGATCCCCTTCATCAACAGAGAGAAGATCGTCTACCAGGAAGACTTCGCCGGGCGCCTCAAGAAGAAGGGGAAATCCTCGGGGGACTCATCCCTTGACCTTCTCGATGCGCCGCACAATTTCTCGCAGGTGGAACCCGGCATGACCGTCTTCGAGGTATTGAAGCAGTACTCCGCGAGCCGGGGCATGATGTTCTTCTCCCTGCCCGACGGCACCTTCGTCTTCGGCAGGCCAAGACAGAAGGGCAAACCCCTTTTCAGCGTCGTCTGCACCCGGGAGGGGAAGGAGAACAATGTCCTCGAGGGGGAGATGATAACGGACATCTCCAAACAGTACTCGAAGATAACCGTCGTCGGCCAGCAGCAGGGGACGGACTCCTTCGAGGCGGCGGAGGTCAACACGAAGGCGTCCGTCACGGACAGCTCGGTCCCCTTCTACAAGCCCATGGTCGTGAAGGACAACAACGATTATCAGAGCCCGGCGCTCCATGCCCGGATGCTCCTTGAGAAGGCGCGGCATGACGGGTTCCAGTTGCGCTACAAGGTCCCCTTCCATAGCCAGGGCGGCAGGAACTGGACGATCAACGAGCTCTGCACGGTAAAGGACGAGGTCCTCGGCATAGAAGGGACATACCTCATCTACGGCCGGACCATGGAGCTGTCGCGTCAGGGTTCTTATACGAGCGTCAGGCTCGGCAAACCGGGGGTGGCGAAGTGATACGGGGCGTCATTCAATCCGTCTTTGAAGGGGTGATAAAGCGGTTCAGCGCCTCGGGCAGGCCCGACGAGACGATCACGAACCGGGAGTACTTCCAGCACTACGGGTTCAGCTCTGTACCTCTTGCCGGCGCAGAGGCGATCCTTGTCCAGGAGGGCAACCACATAGTGATGATCGCCTCCGATGACAGAAGGTACCGAGTGGGCCTCGAGGCGGGCGAGGTGTGTCTCTACACCGACGAGGGGGATCAGATCCGCTTGAAGCGCGACAAGGAGATCTACATAAAGAGCGGGAACAAGCTCACCGCGGAGATCGCAAACGAGGTGAACGTGACGGCGAAGACGGCGACGGTGACGGCGGCCGATCTCATCCATCTCAAGTCGAAGGCGATCGTCCTGGAGTGCGAGTCCCTCAACATCCTGTCCTCGAGCGGCAGCTCGGCAGCCAGGTTGAAAGGGGATTTCGCGCTCGAGGGGAGCCTCAGCGCCACGGGGTCGATCATCGACACCTCGGGCAACACGAACCACCACACCCATTAGGGAGGGACATGGACTTCACAATTCTCACAGATGACGATGCCACGGTGGGCAAGATGACCTTCGATGCTGCCGGCGACATCATGAACAACGTGTATCTCAGCCTCGTCGTCAAGCGGGGCTCCTGGTTCCAGAATCCGGACTTCGGCAGCCGCCTGCACCTTCTGCAGCGGGCCAAGAATACTGAGAAGACGGCCGCCCTCGCCGAGGAGTACTGCCGGGAGGCCCTTCAATGGCTCATCGATACGGGCCGGGCAACCCATATCGACGTCCGTACCGAGCGGGACCGCTCCCAGGACCTGCACCGCCTGAAGCTCCTCGTCGAGGTCACCCAGGCGGACGGCAGGACGGTGAGCTTTGACAGATTCGTGGAGGTCGTATGAACTTTCAGAAGGACTTTGACGAGCTTCTCAATGAGATCCTGACGGACTACCGCAACCAGTTCCCCGAGGCGGATACCTCCCAGGGGAGCCTGATATTCATCCGGAGCGCCTGCCTCGCCTCGGCGGTCTGGGGTCTCTACCACTACCAGGAGTGGATCTCGAAGCAGATCTTCCCCGACTCCGCGGACACGGAGGCCCTCGAGCACCACGTCTGGGTGCGGGGGCTCTCCCGGACATACAACGAGACGGACTCCTCGCTCCTCGCCCGGCTCCTCGAGTACATCCGGCGGCCGCCGGCGGGAGGTAACCAATATGACTACGTCAAGTGGGCAAAGGCGATCGACAACGTCGCGGCCGCATACTGCTATCCCCTTGCCCAGGGACTCGGCACGGTGGATGTCGTCGTTGTGGCGAACGAGGCGAACACGGACTCCGAGGTGCCGTCGTCCCATACGACTCTGACGGGGACAGTGACGTCGACGGGAGAGCTTAAGCTCATCGACACGGCCGCCACCTTCGTCACCTCGGAAGCACAAAAGGGCGATCGGGTGACGAACACCTCCGCCGGCACGGAGGCGAAGATCGTCTCCGTCGACAGCGAGACGCAGCTCACCCTGGATACGGATATCTTCACCCAGGCAGGTGAGGCCTACGAGATCCCCTCGCTTGTGACCGAGGTGAAGGACTACATCGACGATCAGAGGCCGGTCACGGCCTCCGTGGTCCGGGTCCTCGGTCCCGAGATCTTAAGCCAGGCGGTGACGATGACCGTCACGGGTGACGGTGCGGATAAGACGCAGATCGCGGCGGACATCGACGCGTACATGGAGGGCCTCATCCCCGGCCAGACGCTCTACACCTCGCAGCTCACCGCGATCGCCATCCAGAGCGGCGCGGACAACGCCACGGTGACGACGCCGGCAGCGGACGTTTCCTGCACCGATTATCAGATGATACGCCCGGGGGCGATCGATGTCTCATAGCGATGTGATCAAGCTTCTCTTCCCCGTTGAGCTTACAGGGGTATCGGACGATGACATCGCCCTCGAGGGTGGGGTTCTCGATGATGTCGAGGCGCAGGCGAGGGAACTCCTCGGGGAGATGTTCCCGGAGAGGAGCGTCAAGTGCCTCATCGACTGGGAGCGTGTGTGCGGCCTCACGCCGGCAGCCGATGCGACGCTGCAGTCCCGGAGGGACAACGTCGTGCGCAAGCTCCGGGAGCGCGGTGGGCTCTCCCGGGCGTACTTCATCGCCCTGGCGGCCGCCATGGGGTACACGATCGCGATCGAGGAGCTGCAGCCCTTCATGGCCGGATGGGGCCGGACCGGAGATCCCCTCTACGAGGAGGAGGTGCGGTTCATCTGGAGGGTCAAGGTGTCGGGCCAGGCGCTGTACTACTTCCGGGCGGGGTTGTCGACAGGCGGGGAGAGGCTCCTGTGGTGGCCGTCTGTGACGGCCCTCGAGGATCTCTTCAACAACCTGAAGCCTGCCCACACCTACATCATATTTGACTACAGTTAAGGAGGGATACCATGAGCAAGACCACATACGTCGACGGCAACCCCTCGGAGGGCATTCCGGGAACGATCGTCACAGCGGATTTCTTGAACAAGGTCAACAATCACCATCACACCGGCCGGGACGTCGACGGCGAGGGGGCGCTCGCCTATGCCGCAGATACCGGGGAGGCGAACGCCTATGTTTTGACGCTCTCACCGGCGCTTACCGCCTACATCACGGGCATGCCGATATGCTTTAAGGCCGAAAATGCCAACACCGGAGCGTCGACGATCGACATCAACGGGCTGGGCACGAAGACCATCAAGAAGAACAGCAGCGAGGACCTTGTCGTCGGGGATATCCTCGCCGGGCAGATCGTGACGGTCATCTATGACGGGACGAACTTTCAGCTCATGGTCGCGCCCAGGGCCCTGGCGCTTCGCGATGCGGCCCGGGGGCTCGTCGTCAAGAACAACACCTCGAATCCCAACTACCAGATAGACATCTCCGCCGACGAGATCATCCTCCAGGACACCGCCGGCAACCCGATGCGCGTCCTCGATCTAAGTATGACTGCGGACCTAACGGTGAGCGGAGCGGGGGGTCTTGATACGGGCTCGGAGGCCGCCTCGATATGGTACCACCTCTGGGTGATCGCCAAGGCCGAGGGGACGAAGTCGGTGATCTTCTCGACGAGCGCCGCGGCGCCAACCCTGCCCACGGGGTACACGTATAAGGCATATACCGGGGCCTGGTACAACGGCGCGGACGGGCATTTCAGGGGGGCGTATCAGAAGGGGAACCACGTTTCATGGGGTGCATTCTATACGGCGGTGTCGTTGGGCACGACGACAAGCTATACGGGTATTTCTGTTGATGTCCCGACGACCGCTCGTATCTGGCATGGGCACATGGCGGCGTATGCGTCGAACGGGATGGCCTGCGTGAGTGTGGCGTCGGACGCAAGTGGCCTGGGTGCCGATGTCCTCGTCGGATACGACACAAGTGATGGCACCGCGGTTCAGACGAACGCCTATTGTCTTATCAAGACCGCTCAAACCATATACTACAAGATCCACACGACGGGATACGGGACTTCGCAGTGCAACGTATACACAGGTGCATGGGAATACTAAGGAGGACCCCATGAAATACGCATATATGACAACAGACGGTCAGGCTCACGACCTGAGGTTCGTGGCCGATGACTACACCCCGGCTCCGGGAGAAACCGTGGTCGACGGGGACATACTGCCCGACATCGAGACGCTCCATGAGACGTCATACATCGCCTCAAGGACGGCCGCGGCCTTGAAGGTCTCGGCCCAGGAAGCGCTGGACAGGTCGGATATCACTATCCTGCGGTGCTACGAAAACGCCGTGACTGTCCCCGGCACCTGGCAGACATACCGGACGGAACTAAGGGCGATCGTCTCCGGGACCTCATCGGCGACGGAGCTGCCCGGAATGCCGGCATACCCGGAAGGGACATAAAGGAGAGGCGGACAGTACCCAAGGGAGTTAGCCCTCCCTCAGACAAGCGTTAGCGCGCTTGACGGGATAACCCGCTACCATCCGCCATAGGACTTGAATTATGCTCGAGAGTAAACCAGAGCAAAGAATGTAGCAGGGAACCCCCGGTAAAATCAAACTCTATTTGATATAGGAGGGCTAACCCATGAAAAGTTTCTTATCGTATTACGGCGGCAAGTCGCTTCTCGCGAAGAGAATCATCCCCAGGATCCCGGAACACACCTGCTACTGCGAGGTATTCGCCGGGGCCGCCTGGCTCCTTTTCAAAAAGGAAGAGTCGAAGGTAGAGGTCATAAACGACATCAACAAGGACCTGGTCACACTGTACCGGGTCATCAAGCATCATCTCGAGGAGTTCATCCGTTATCTCAAATGGATCCTCGTGGCCAGAGAGGAATTTGCCCGGTTCAAGGCCGAAAACCCGGAGACCCTGACGGACATCCAGAGGGCGGTGCGGTTCTACTATCTTATGAGGACGGGGTATGGAGCCAAGCTCGTCGGACAGACGTTCAGCGTCGGGCCCACCAGGCCGTCATCGCTCAACCTCCTCAGAATCGAGGAGGAGCTCTCCGCAGCCCACCTGCGTCTATCCAGGGTCTATATCGAGAACATGACCTATCAACGGCTCATTGAACGTTTCGATCGCCCTGAGACCTTTTTCTACATCGATCCGCCCTATTACGGGTGTGAAGAGGATTATGGGAAGGGGATATTCGACAGGGAAGACTATCGGCGACTTCGGGACGTTCTCACCGGGATCAGTGGACAGTTTGTTCTGTCTATCAATGACGTTCCCGAGATTCGGGAGGTCTTCAAAACATTCTTGATCGAGGAGGTTAAGACGAGCTATACCATCTCGGGAGCGGACAAGCAGCAGAGGGTCACAGAGCTCCTGATCCGAAACTACGAACTGCCATCAGAATCAAGCGCGATTTGACAGTATCAAATAATTTTCAAAGGTTAGTTATAACGTTATTTGCTACTCAATTATCGCACGCGGCTACA